AACTTAAAAATAAAGTCGGCGCTTTAGATCTATTAGATTGTGTCAAATCCACCCAACAAAATTGGGTAATGGTGGGCAGAACCGATAGCCTTTGCGCGCAGCCTTATTTACAACACAACGTATCCAACACCATTAATGTCAAGCCAGAAGAATGGGAAGAGGTACAAGCTTTCATTTACAAAAATAGAAAATACTTTTGTGGAGTGTCACTGTTGCCCGTAAGTGGCGATAAAGATTATCCTCAAGCCCCCTTTACGACAGTGTATCTTCCTAGCGAAATGGTATCTCATTATGGGGATGGCGCAATGTTTGTAAGCGGCCTTATTGAAGTGGCGCTTAATTTATGGGAAGATAATCTTTGGGCCGCTTGCGAGTCCCTTCTAGGTCTTGGGCAAAAAGTAAAAGGCAACGGCAAAAAAACTTGGGCTGATAGATGCCAAAAGTTTGCTGACAAGTACATGGATGGAGATATTAAGAAGCTGACGTACTGTATGAAAGATGTTTATAATTGGAAAGAGTGGGTAGACGTTAAAAGGTCTTATGATACCGTAAACTATACGGAGTGTATAGAGGAACAAGACAACACTACCCCAGAGCAAGAATTAGCTTGCGCAGGAGGCGTTTGTGAAATTATTTAACTGGAACTGGATAGGAGGAGATAAAATGGGAGGTAACCCAGAAGTGGGATCAATACGAGTTAAAAAAGTAAACCCCGATGCTAAGCTTCCATCTAAGGCCCATGATACAGATGCCGGATTTGATCTTTATGCTCAAAAGCATAGCTCAATTTCCGCTGGCGAAACCAGATTGATTGAGACTGGAATCGCTATGGCTATCCCAAGGGGATATGCTGGCCTTATCTGGGACAGGTCTTCCATGGGTGTAAAAGGTTTGCACAGGTTTGGTGGCGTAATAGATTCTGACTACAGGGGTGAAATTAAAGTGTGTATACACAACGCCTCTCAAGAAAGTTATACTATAAGTGAAGGAGATAAGATAGCTCAGCTTATTATACAAGCAGTGCCATCCTTCTTTTTAAGAGAAGTGGATTCATTGGAGGAAACCGAGCGTGGTGACAAAGGCTTTGGTAGTTCTGGTAAATAGAAAAGAAACCTATGAAAAGAGGCCCAAAGAGATCACTAAAACCAAAAACCCCAAATCAAGCTGAATACATAAGAGCTATATCTGAAAATGATATAACATTCTGCGAAGGCCCAGCGGGGACTGGTAAAACTAGCGTAGCTGTGGGGCTGGCTTGTCAATATTTGAAAGAGGGAAGGGTTCAAAAAATCATAATAACTAGACCGGTTGTTGAGTCTGGGAGAACGGGGTTGGGATTTTTGCCGGGGACTTTTAAAGAGAAGATACATCCGTATCTGATACCTATTCTAGAAGAAATGAAATTATACCTGACACAAGCGCAGGTAAAAAAGTTTCTTGATGATGACACGATAGAGGTTGTTCCTCTGGAGTACATGAGGGGTAGAAACTTTCACAACTGCTTTATGATCTTGGACGAAGCCCAAAATACAACGTATGAACAAATTAAAATGTTCATAACCCGTATAGGTAGAAAATCTAAGGCGGTCGTGAACGGAGACATAGACCAGAGTGACTTGCCACCTGCGGCAAGAGGAGCCTTAGAGAATTGCCTTGATAAGCTAGAAGGAACGAATTTAGTAGGGATAGTAGAATTGACAGACGATGATATAGTTAGAAATAGGATTATATCCGCAATATTAGCCAAACTTTAAGCCTTCGTAGCTCAACAGGATAGAGCAACGGTCTTCTAAACCGTAGGTTGCAGGTTCGAGTCCTGCCGAGGGCGCGTGCATCAACGTCATCTGGACGGTACAATATATAGGAGGAATATAATGGTTGATTCACTTAATACATTAATAGTAGACTGTGATGGCGTAATAGCAGACAAAAATCACGGCGGTGATTACAGTAAGGCTAAACCCTTGCAGCATGGCATAGATCAGGTAGGCAAACTTTATGACATGGGGTATACTATTACCCTGTATACTGCTAGATATGGAGATAGGGAAAAGGGAAATATCCACAGACAATACGAGCGTGGGTATAGGGAATGGATAGACTGGCTAGAGATTCACGGCGTCAAATATCATCACGCACACATGGGCAAGCTTGCTGGCGTGATCTACATAGACGACAAAGCCGCTAGGGTTCGTGGAGATGATGAATCTGGCTGGACTGATGTTTGGGAGGAAGTATCTAATCTAGAAGGCAAAGATAGGTATGGCAATACAATATAATTATGAAAACTTTCACGAGGCTATTTAACAAATATGCCTATGCGGCGGCATACGCCCAACTGTGGCTTTTTATAGGGGTTGCTTCTGCCTTTGACATATACATGTCTATAAAAACCCAAGAATACCTATTTCATCTTGAAATGAATCCAATAGGTAGATGGCTCATATGGCATGATGGCGGGGATATAGCTTTATTTATGGGAGTAAAAACTGCTGGCACAGTTCTTGCCCTTGGCCTTCTCGTCTGGCTCTATCATTTGAAGAAGTCTTGGGCGTGGCCTTCAATTGTTGCCCTGTCCCTTGTCCAACTATTTGTTTTATGGAACTTGCAGAAATGAAGTTATTTGGATTAAAATTAGGATCTTTATTCGAAAAAATATTTTCGACTTTAACAAAAGAGTACAGTTTAAAAACTGAAGAAGGCAAACCTTTTAGGCTGATAAAACAAGAACAATGCTATGAAATTATCAACGCCTCTAAAAAATCTTCGATGATAGGGGGAAATATTGTAGAGCATCTATGCAAACAATTGATAAACATGAGACTGTTGTCTGTACAACTTGTAGATTCGCAGAATGAAAACAATTCTAAGGCAGTCAGGGCTATAATCAAAGATTTGGAAAAAATTGTCTGATGCCAACATATGAATATCGATGTTCTGCTTGTGGACATGGTTTTGAAATTGTCCAATCCATGAAAGACAAGGTAAAAAGAAAATGTCCTGAGTGTGAGAAAAACAAACTAGAGCGTGTCTTTGGGACTCCATTTATTTTTATGAAAGGAGAGCCTCAAACAATCGAACATTGGGCAGAAAGAAATACAAAGCAGATGGGGAGATACGAACTGGGGGACAAGAGAGGGGAGCAGGAAGAGGCCAAGAAGAAAGCTGCTAAAGGAACACCGAAGGGGGCTACAAAAAAAGAAATCAGAAAAATGACGCCCGAACAAAAAAAGAGATACATAGAAAAAGGAACTAAATAATGGCTGGAGATGCACCACATAAGGCTATCGTGACAATGGATATAGCCATTCACGAAGTGTTAAAAACTGGAGAATGCTCTGGAGACAAAATGTCTTCGGAAGAGATGAGCAGGTATGGAATTAAATCCGAGAAAGTTCCCGTGGTTGTTAAGGGAAGCAACAAATATGAGTGCGTAAGAAATTTAATCAATAAAATCAAAGAATTTCACGACGGAAAATAACCATGGTAGATTTTTTTCACAAAGAACCCGAAGACCCCAAGCCTCCGGTAGATGTAACATCCATTCAGCTAGATTGTTCTAATTGTGGAAAGGCCTTGGCTAAAGTGATGCGCGTTAATGGTGCCCCAACCTCCGTTAAGATAAAAGCCAACTGTTGTTTTTGCGGAGACAGCAGTTTTCTTAAAGAAGTATCTGGCTCATTCTATATGCTTCCTTCCGAAGGAGTTAGGCTTGAAGAAATTCCAGCCATGGGAGATAACAATAGCTTCATTATCGAAACAAGGAAAGAACTGCCAAATGTCTAGACATGAAAATGAAGAATTGGATTTTCAAACCCCAAAACCAGTTGTTACCGAGGTTATGTATTTTACGGATGGGGGCGACTCTGTAGAAAAAGACGGCTCTAAGAGTTATGCTAAGCGGGTTAACAAAACCAATGTGGGAACGGAAGACAACGCCAAGTCGACTACGTACTACGTAAAATTTGGACGTGGAAGAATATTTGATCCATGGGGTACTTATGCTGACAGAACGAGAACTGGAGACTGGGACTGGAGAAAAGTTGGCCCTTCGGTATTTGAACAGTACTATAAATATCTCAAAACGAGATCCACGAGACATTTAACCCAAGCGGAAAGGATGATAATAGATGGCAACCAAAAATAAAGGACCGCTTACCAAAGTAGAAAAGTTCTATATCGACAATAATCAGAATCAACCGGTTAAAGAACTGGCTACAGATCTGTTGAGAACAGAAAAAACCATCCAGAAATATCTCGACACATTAAACTCTGATGATACCGAACATATTGCAAAATCTAAATCTGATATTCCAAGCGCTGGAGATATGATGATTAAAAATGAAAAATATGGCGTGTCTGTCATGACACAAGAAGCTTCTATGGCTGGAGAAACACCCGCTCAACAAAAGAATAAGTTTAATCCAGACGTAATACATAAAATAAAGGACGATTAATGGTCTTTATATGTACAGAACCAGATCTGTATACGGCTGGCTTATTTGAAAAAGGTACTGTTTGGGTGGCCACCCTGTCGGATGGTTCAATTGTGTACCAAGACGATGAGAGAGAGGGCGTAGATCCAGAAAGCGCTTGGGAACGCTTGGGTATTCACTGTAATGAGGCTGGTGTTCATGTTGTGGATATGTACATCCAGAATGGAACCAATAAGGCTGAGATCGGTAAAGATTGTGATGGATACTATTTTTGCAAAGGGGCTGGAGGCTTTTTGTATGGAGGAGGACTGACTCATCATTCGTATATTTGTGGGGTTTTGAAAGAAGATATTTTACTTATTATCGCCTACAATGTTCCAGAATTAACAATCCAATTTACAGAGACCAGAGATCCAGACGAAAACAATATTTGCTTGATAACCAGACAGGGTGTACTAAGTGACGAGAAAAAGAAGTGACAAAAGCAAATATAAATCCCCATCCACTGGAGAATATTGCACAGCAGCCCAATACATAGCTGAAACAGTTTGTCAAAGACAGGCAGAGAAAGATAATGTTGGAACCCCCGCGTACAAATTTTGGAACACAGAAAAGTGGAAGAAGTCTTATACCCACCAAATAATTTTAGCCAATCGCCTCGTTAAGAAGCACAACGAGAGAGCAATAATCAAAGCTCTGAATAGCAACAGAGGGAAGTCTATCTATTCTCTAAGATTTCCCGGCTTAGAAAACCTGATCGTAAAAGAAGAACAAGTTCTACAACGATCAGACGCACAGGACTCTATTAACGTAGAAGATATAGAGATAGATAGCAAGCCAAGAAAACCCTTCGGACATAAAAGCACTATCTCCAAACTGAGAGATCTGGACAATGAATGAATACTACGAAAAAATAGAAAAAGATATCCTTAAGAAGTACGGCGAGATTATGATTGATTCTAATCTCGTAATGGAAGAAGATATATTAACGGTTTCCGTCAGCCCCTCTATAGACATTGGTCTAAATGGTGGAATTCCAGAAGGCAGTTGGGTTATTTTATCTGGCGCCCCTAAATGTGGAAAAACCACCACCGCTCTACAAATAGCCGCCAACTGTCAAAAAGAAGAATACGGCGGCAGGATGGTATACTACCTCAACGCCGAGGGCAGGTTCAAGAAAATGAACCTAAGTGGCGTAGAGGGGCTAGATCCCGACAAGTTAAAATTGATACAATCCACTCAAGGCAATATCTTAACAGCAGAAGATTTTTTGACCATCGCAACCAACATCATAAAAGATCACCCCGGCTGCGTGGTGATAATAGACTCCGCCTCTGCGTTGTCTCCAGAAAAAGAGATGCTCAACGAGATCAACGGTCAGGTTAGAGCGGGAACCCCAAAGCTACTATCCTCTTTTTGCAAACAAATGGGAACAGTAGTCCCCATACAAAAGACTATCATAATCATTATACAACACCTGATCGCCAATACCAGTGGGTATGGAAAGGCTTATATTGAAGACGGTGGCCAGAAAATCAAATACCAGTCTGATGTTAAGCTAAGATCCAAGGGGGTTAAGAAATGGAGCGTTGGAAACTCCGATACCCCAATTGGACAGATAATTTCTTGGACCGTAGAACATTCTGCCTTGGGTCCACCGGGAGCAGTAGTAGATAGCTATCTTAGATATGGCAAGGGTATTGATAGTGTTTGTGAATGGATCAATTTAGGAGCAGATTTTGGTCTGATCTCTAAAGCTGGAGCTTGGTTCACATGCAACTTTATGGAGAACCACGAAGAAGAAGCCAAGGCCATAGAATTTGATCCCACTACTAAATTTCAGGGACAAGAAAAGCTATACCAGTTCCTACAAGGAAATCCCAGTCTGTTAAAATTGCTAGAATCTGATATTAAAGCGATGCTATGAAAATAACTGGACTAGACGGCAAAACCTACACATGGAACCTTACTAACCACGTTCCGTATAAAGATGACAATAGGCCGCGCTCACAACACCATATACGCGCAAAATTCCTCTTGACTCGGGAGTTCCCCTACGATAGAATACTGGAGGAGGTTCCTCTGCCGGGGTGTGGGCTGTTTGCGGATTTCTATATCCCCAAGAGAACACTGATGATCGAGGTCCATGGATCTCAGCATTATGAGTTCAATTCTTTTTTCTTTAAGAGCAAAGCTGATTTTTATAAGGCTCAGGCAAGAGACCGACAAAAGGCGAACTGGGCCAACATAAATAATATCACCTATATAGAACTACCACATACAGAGAGTGACGATGAGTGGAGAGCCAGAATCTTCGATGACAGCTAAGGATAAGCTATCTCGCTTTGAACAACTAATTGATGACTATTTAGCCAAGCGTGGAATACACAAGGTTTCATATAATGAAGAAGCCCTTAAAGTATTACAAATGAGAAGCTTTGAGCTTAAGGCTCTTACGAGTACAGAGTGTGGAGAGCTAGCTTTTTCTCTCGCTCAATATTCTCTATATATGCAAGAACAAATAAATGAACAGACGGCTAGAATCAATTGGGCTAAAAACAACATTAAGAATATTATAGCTCAAAACTCAGGACAGTTTGATCGTTATATGAAATACGAAGAGAAAGAGCACGCGGTTATTGTTAATGATGAGCACGCACTTAAACTAAACGAGATACTATCTTATGCCCAAGCAGTGTCAGACAGATTGTCATATATGTCTGGGAAAATACAATCAATGAGTAGCGCTCTTATAGAATTACAAAGAAGCAAACGAAGGGTAGATAATGCCACCTAAATGGATGGACGCCATAAAAACATTTACAGACAATGTGAAAAAAGGGGTACTAACAAACGACATGAAGCTGGTCCAAGATAGTCTTGAAGAATTCATGGGAGAGAGGTTGGCCGGAATGAGCGTTAAGGAAATTGAAGAAGCGACTGACGACGAAGGCGTAGAAGAGATGGTAGAAAAAAACGATGATGATTTTACCATGCCTGTGCCAGATGGCGCTGAAAATTCTAAACAGCGTCTCACAAAAGGACAGCCACTAAACTTAAAAGACAGGGAAAACCAGTTCGCAGACGATGGCACTATAGAAGTGGACGACGCTGGAGCAAATCTGATTGATGACTCAGCAACAAAGCCCGTCAAACGGTCGAGAAAACCATCCGAAGGACTGATGAATATCACCTGCCACCTGTGTGGAAAAGTAGAACTAATTCCTCCATCTTTTAAAAGAGAGCACTATAGATGCAGCGCTTGCTGTAAAGGTTAAAAGTATGAATCAAATACTCAGTGACACTGCGGCGGAAAGGGCCGTGTTATCAGGGGTATGCCAATATGGCTCACAAGCATTTGTCGATGTAGATGACGTAATAACCGCTAATACTTTTGTCCATGAATCTAACCAAATAATCTATAAATGCCTTAGTAAAATTCTTGAGAGCAGCGATAAGGTTGACATATCTTCTATTCTTTCCAGCGCGACAGAACTGAACTTTCATGAGATTTTGAACTCTAAAAAAGAGCTTGAATATCTAAGATCTGTTTTTAACTTTCCGATACATCTTGAAAATGTGCGGAAACACGCAGTCAAGATAAGAAAACTAGAATTTGCCAGAACCGTACAAAAAAATATAAAGCAAGCGTATGCTAGTCTGTCTGAAATTACTGGAGAAGAAACAGTAAATGAAATTATTTCGCTCGCTGAAAATCCTATCTTTGAGCTTTCTAACTCCATAAAGCAAGGAGGGGATGATCGCCCGATATCCCTTGGCGACGATGTTGAGGAATACATTCAACACCTAGAAGATAATCCCGTGGACATGCTGGGCATCAGCAGTGGATATCAACGATATGATACAGCCATAGGAGGAGGATTTAGAAGAAAGTGTGTTGATCTTATAGCCGCTAGGCCAAAGGTGGGAAAAAGTATGTTTGGAGACAATGTCGCTTTACATGTCTCCAAAGAGCTTGATATACCAGTCCTTATGTTAGACACAGAAATGTCTAAAGAGGATCATGTCAATCGTATCATATCAAATATGAGTAAAGTTCCAATAAACACAATATCCACAGGAAAATTTGCTGATAGCGCTATAGAGAAAGAAAAAATACACAAAGCTTCTAAGACACTAACAGGCATTCCTTACGATTACATCAGCATTGCCGGAAAGCCTTTTGAAGAAACTATTTCCGTAATGAGAAGATGGATTGCTCAAAAGGTAGGGTTTGATGAAAATGGAAGAACTAACGACTGCTTGATTGTGTATGATTATTTGAAGCTGATGACCTCGGATAATATGTCCTCTGGCCTACAAGAGTTCCAAGTTCTTGGTTTTCAAATAACGTCCTTGCACAATTTTTGTGTTCAATACGACTGCCCGTGCCTGTCATTTGTGCAGCTAAACAGAGACGGTATAACCAAAGAATCTACTGATGTTGTCAGTGGCTCCGATAGGCTCATATGGTTGTGTACTAGTTTCTCCATTTTCAAAAATAAATCAGAAGAAGAGGTGGCGGAAGACGGCGAAGACAACGGAAATAAAAAGCTAGTCCCCCTAGTGTCTAGGCACGGAGCAGGACTGGCTGATGGCGATTACATAAACATGTCCATGAAGGGGGACGTGGCGAAGATAGATGAAGGTTGCACCAGAAATGAATTGAAAAAAGGCAACAAGAAGCAAGACCAAGGGTTTATTGTAGATGAGAACGACAACGAACAAATTCCATTCGCAACATAATACCGACAGAAGAAAAATAACGGCTATTTCAAATGGGTTGGTAGAACGCATAACTGACCTATTGTCGTATTTTGAAATAGAATACGAAATATTTGATAATAGAGTTACATTCGCCTGTCCGGTACACGGCGGGGACAATCCCACAGCCGTAAGCATATTCACGACTGGGGATTCGATTATTGGAAATTGGCAGTGCTTTACTCATCACTGCGAAACCGAATACAAACAAGACATACTAGGATTCTTGCAGGGTGTGTTAAGCTCTACTACAGAAGAAGATGTAACCTTTGGCCAAACAATTAAATTCGCGTGTGACTTTCTAGAGTCTTCTTTTGATAATCTTGAGAAGTATGAAGCCAATATTGTTACTTTTACAGAGTTAGCAAATAAGGTTTTTGAGAAAAAAATAGAGCATCGCGAAGGTATAAGCAGAGAGGAAATAAGGAGTAGGATACAAATACCGGCGCCTTATTACATAGGCAGAGATTTTTTGCCTAAAACACTAGAAAAGTTTGACGTTGGGTTATGCACAACACCAAACAAACCAATGTCCAACAGAGTCGTTGTTCCTGTGTATGATAACAATCATCAACACATGATAGGATGTGTGGGCAGGGCTACAAGTCCTAATATTAATCCCAAGTGGTTAAATAGCAAGGGCTTCAACTCTGGTGCTTCTCTATATAATTATTGGCATGCCAAAGACCATATTCTGGAAAGCAACACGGCTATTTTGGTTGAGGGACAAGGAGATGTGTGGAGATTGGACGAAGCTGGTATATATAATGTAGTGGGAATGTTTGGTTGCTCATTGGCAGAACAACAGCGGATTATCCTAGAGAGGTCTGGAGCCTTGAAGCTGGTCGTCATGACCGACTCGGACGAGGCTGGTATGCACGCCAGAGAGAAAATCGCCGAGCAGTGTGAGAGGATGTACAATATTCAGTTTGTTGATCTTCTACAAAAAGACGTGGGCGACATGAGCGTAGAAGAAATCAACACCCACGTAAAACCGCAGTTATAGAAATGAAATTCCTGTGAAAAAAAGCTATATATGCAAGGAGTATTATCTTAGAGACCAGACTCTAGAATGGTTGGGATTTGACAGTTATAAACAGTACCTACGAAGCTCCTTGTGGAAAGATATAAGATCCCGGCTGATTAAAGATGAAGATAACGAATGT